TATAAATACTAGGAAATAAAGAGAGTACTCTAAAATTAAGGAGCAAAAATCATGTCATTTTTAGTCTCACCTGGCGTCAATGTTAGGGAAATAGATTTAACAAATGTCGTTCCGGCAGTTGCAACCTCTATCGGTGCAATCGCAGGCGCATTTGAAAAAGGCCCAGTTGGTTCTGTGACAACTATTACGTCAGAAGAACAATTGGTACAAACATTCGGAAAACCTCAAACATCAAGTAATCAGTTTGAAACATTTTTCTCTGCAACAAACTTCTTACAGTATGCAGATAATTTAAAAGTAGTAAGGGCAGAAAGTGCAATAGTAAATGCTGGTGCAAACTCTGGTATACTTATCAGAGATGATGACCACTATCAAGCATCTTTCCAAGATGGTTCTGGTTCTCATGGAGAGTGGGCCGCAAGAACTGCTGGAACACATGGTAACGGAATTGGTGTTGATATATGTCCTGGCAAAAGAGCATTTAAACAACCACTAGGAACATTAAACTTAGTAAATGGTGCCGGTGCAGTTGGTGACTTATCAATAACAGTTGATGACCAAGATGCAACAGATGCTACAATCGCAGTCGGTGATATCATTTCTTTCCAAACAAATAACTCTGTTACTGCAACTGTAAATGGTGCAATCACAACTGCAACTAAAAACTTAACAGTTGATGGAAACTCTGGTACTGCTGCTGTTGGACAACGAGTAATCGGTGCTGGTATATCAGATGGTGGAGAAGTTGTCAAAATTGCAACAGTAACTTCACAGACTGCATTAATACTTGATAAACCAATTACAGTTGCAAATGATGTACCTCTTGCATTTATAACAGATGCAAATGTAGAATCAAAAGGTGAGGAATACGAAGTAACTTCTGTTTCTTCTGAAACTTTAACAATTAAATTGTTAGATGATCCTGCTGGTGCTGGACTACAAACTGTAATTCCAGACAACTCATATATCACAAGACGTTGGAGATTTTCTGACTTATTTGATGAGGCTCCTGGCACTTCTGCATATGCTACTCAAAATGCTCGTGGAGAAGAAGATGAACTTCATGTTGCAGTATATGACACAGTTGGTAATATCACAGGTTTCGCAGTAGGTGTTAACGGACAAAGAACAAATGCCGTAATCGAAACATTTGCTAATATGTCTAAGAACCCAAATGGTAAAACAGCTCAAGGTTCTAACAACTATTATTCAGATGTTATCTTTGCACAATCACAGTTTATCTACTGGACAGATCATTTATCTGCTGGTTCTAACTGGGGAACAGACATTGCATCTGGTACAGATTACACATTAGTATCTGGTGTTGATGTTTCTACACTAACTGGTGGTACTGATGACTATGCAACAACTAATGGTGAGATTGCACTTGCATATGACAAGTTTATAGATACAGAATCATTAGATATTAACTTAGTTATAGGTGGTTCTTCAAGTGTTGCTGCTGATACAGAAGCAAATATGGACACTCATGTAACTATGATTACTGCATTAGTAGAAAGTCGTAGAGATTGTGTAGGATTTGTTTCTCCATATCGTGCTGCTACAGTTGGTGTCACTAATTCAATTGATGCAACTAAGAATGTTATAGACGGATTTGACACTTGTCCAAGTTCATCATACATGGTTTTCGATAGTGGTTACAAGTATATGTACGATAAGTATAGTGATGTATACAGATTTGTACCATTGAACGGAGATATTGCTGGACTTTGTGCTTTCACAGATCAGATTGCAGATAGTTTCTTTTCTCCTGCTGGATTTAACAGAGGAAACATTCGTGGTGCAGTTAAGTTATCTTACAACCCTACAAAGGCTGAAAGAGATCAACTTTACAAAAAACGAGTTAATCCTGTAACTAACTTCCCAGGCCAAGGTGTTTGTCTTTTTGGAGATAAAACTGCATTATCAAAACCAAGTGCGTTTGATAGAATTAATGTAAGACGATTATTCTTACTTCTAGAAAAGGCAATCGCAACTGCGGCTAAGTTCCAACTCTTTGAGTTCAATGATGAGTTCACAAGGGCACAATTTAGAAACTTAGTAGAACCATTCTTGAGGGATATTCAAGGTAGACGAGGTATTACAGACTTTAGTTTAAAGTGTGATGATACTAATAATACTGGAGAAGTCATTGATAGAAATGAATTTGTTGCAGACATCTTTATCAAACCTGCTAGGTCAATCAACTTTATAACACTTAACTTTATCGCAGTAAGAACTGGGGTTGCGTTTAGTGAGGTAGGAGGTTAATCATGGCACAAATAGATGACTTTAAAGCAAATTTAATCGGTGGTGGTGCAAGAGCTAATCAGTTTAGAATAACAATTACTCCACCGCCAGGCATTGCAATTGGACTTGATGTTCGTAGAACTTCATTTTTAGTTACTGCTGCACAAATACCAGCTATTGAAATGGCATTTATTGCTGTACCATTTAGAGGTAGAAATATTCAGTATGTTGGTGATAGAGCAGACCCAGCAGATTGGACAGTAACTTTCTACAATGATACAGACTTTATGATAAGAACTGCAATGGAAAGATGGCAAAATGGTATCAATGACTTTGCAAATAATACTGGAGTGATTGCACCTGCTGATTTTCAAACTGACTTACAAGTAGAGCAATTAGATAGAGATGACACAATTCTAAAGACTTATATTCTTAGAAACTGTTTCCCAGTATCTATTGATGCTATTGATTTAAGTAATGATGCAGTTGATGCCATTGAAACATTTTCTGTGAATTGGAAGTACACACACCTAGAAGCATCTGGTGTTAATTTCTAACCTACTAAATAGAAGACAATAGTAGGAGATATTATGGCAGAATTATTTGGATTCAAATTTGAAAAAATAAAAGACTCTGGCTCTCAAGAGAAGTTTACTGAACCTAGTTCAGAAGACGGAACTCTTGAGGTCGCTGGAGGCGGTTTTTATGGACAACTTTTAGATACTGATGGTAGAGAACGAACCGAGCAAGACTTGATTCGTAGATATCGTGATATTGCACAACAACCAGAGTGCGATAGTGCGATTGAAGATATCATCAATGAGGGTATTGTTGCAAACGAAAAAGACCAAGCAGTTTCTATTGAGTTAGATAGACTCATCATGCCTAAAAGAATTAAGGACAGAATCAGAGAAGAATTTGATTCTGTTTTACAACTCCTCGATTTTGATACAAAAGGTCACGACATATTCAGACGTTGGTATGTTGATGGTCGTGTATTTTATCACAAGGTAATTGACCAGAAGAATCCAAAAAAAGGTATTCAAGAGTTACGATACATTGAACCTAAGAAGATTCGTAGAGTTAAAGAAATACAAAAAGATTTAAAAAAAGGAACTAGTGTAGAACTAGTCAAAAAAGTAAACGAGTATTATCTCTATAATGACAAAGGTCTTAAAACTGGAACAACTGAAGGTATTAAGATAGCACCTGACAGTATAACTTATGTGGTGTCTGGTTTGATAGATCAGAATAAAGGTCATGTACTTTCACATTTACATAAAGCAATTAAACCTGTAAATCAACTACGCATGATTGAAGATGCGTTAGTTATCTATCGTATATCAAGAGCCCCAGAACGTAGAATATTCTATATTGATGTTGGTAACTTGCCTAAGGTCAAAGCTGAACAGTACCTTAAAGATGTTATGAATAGATACAGGAACAAGTTAGTTTATGATGCATCTTCTGGTGAAATCAGAGATGACAGAAATCATATGTCTATGTTAGAAGATTTCTGGTTGCCTAGACGAGAGGGTGGTCGTGGTACAGAAATTACTACTTTGCCCGGCGGTTCTAATCTTGGTGAGATAGATGACATAGAATACTTTAAGAAAAAACTATATCGTTCTTTGAACGTACCGATTTCACGATTAGAAGCAGAAGCTGGTTTTAGTCTTGGTCGTTCTACAGAGATTACAAGAGATGAACTTAAATTTACAAAGTTTGTACAGAGGTTAAGAAAGAAATTTACACCTCTGTTTACTGATATTCTAAAAACACAACTTATACTTAAAGGTGTAGTTACACTAGAAGATTGGACAAAGATTTCCCAACACATTCAGTATGACTTTTTGCAAGATGGACATTTTGCAGAACTCAAGAAAGCTGAATTAATGGAAGATAGAATCAATGCATTAGGAAGTATTGAGAGTTATATTGGTACTTTCTTTAGTAAAGAATGGGTACAGAAAAATATTCTTAATCTTTCTGATGGAGAGATTGATGCAATGCAGAAACAAATGAATAAAGAGGCTGGACTTGACCCAGATGAGGGTGGAGTTGATGTGCCAGATGGCGGAGATGGAATTACGAGATATCCCTCTATTGATGGTGCCCCACTACCAGCAGATGACGTTGCAAAACTAAGAGGTGAAACACCACCAGAAGAAAATGGAGATAAATAATGAGTGCAGAAAATTTCGTAAATGAACTACAAAAAGGTAATAACTTAGGTGCTGAAGATGCATTTAAAAGTGCAATGACAGATAGAGTTGCACAATCACTAGAAGCAAAAAGAAAAGAGGTCGCTGGTTCTTTTGTAAAGAATCATATACCAGAAGTAGAGGAAGATGAAACAGTTTAATTCATTATACACATCTCTCCCAGAGAAAGATGAGCACAAGAAATCAAAACAGTATAAGAA